GGGTAGTCGCAATCGACCACCGCCACATCGTAGCCTTTGAGATTATTCTTAGATGAAACCTCATACATACATTTACAAATCTTTTTATATTCAGCGCTATTTCTAGAAACCATTTTTTCACATTCTTGCTGTCCTTCATAACCACAGGAGCTAATTAACCCTAATAAAAACAGCATACTATATCTATTTATTTTTACCATTTCAATTCTTCCTTAGATGCTTTATTGTTTTCGTCATACATCATTTTTATGGTGGTATAATTACACATACCAACTTGGCCGCAGTAATTATCTATGGTTTGTTGTAAAACTGTATGATTGTCAGCTTGAATGAGATACTTAAAAGCTTCCAAATTTTCTTTTTCCATCATTCTAAGTGTAACAGGGCTACACATATTAATGTTTTTACAATAATCATTATAGGTATTTTCCTTTATAAACTCGACCACTTTCTGTCGGTTAGCCTCTGTATCCTTAAAACCTATTGGATTAACAAACGATGCTGCATCTGCCACTGTTGGAAAAAACAACACCATTAACAAAAATATACGTATTTTCAAATGCTTTATCTCCCCTCAGTCTAAGCGTTTAAGTTTAGATACCGTATTGGTAGCGCCGAATATCGTCGTATAGGTATAGTTGCCTTGTCCGATAAAAATTCCGGCCGGAACGTTTTGCCCCGTAACCAGCGCGGTATCTTTTTTGTTTTTGGCAATAAGCAAATTCCTTATATATTGCGGATAGGCGACGCTGACCAAAGTGCCGTCCTGTATTTGCTGGCTTACCTCAAAGACTAAATTATCAGAATAAACCATGCAATCCGAAGGAACGGCCATATTGCGCAAAATATAAATGTTTAACAAAGGTTCAGAACAAAACTTTTTGCCATACTTTTTTTCATACTTTTTCATAAGTTTGTCCTGTTCCTTTTTCTTGTCAAGCTCCCACTGCTGTCGAGCCGCTTCTAATTCTTTATCTTTCCGGGTCTCAATAATATCTTCCACAGAATAAAGGCTTATCATTTTCCCCGCTTTGGCGGTTTCTAATATATCCTCGTATTGTATGTTTTTTTCATATTTTTCTGCAGGACATTTTTTTGTATTCAAATTGACCCATTCCCCTTTTGCCGCTATTTGGTAATCAATAGCGCATAACGTATCTTTTAAGCCTTCACTATACGGATGATTGATAACATGTATGTAGTTTTCAAAAGTCAACAAATGATTATATTTTTTTACTTCGTTATATTGCTCCGTATAAACGGCATATTCTTCCTCTGACAGGCCATACCATGCCGCACAAGAAGACAACAATAATGCCGCAGCAAAAGCACATGTTCTTTTAAGTTGCATATAAAAATTCCCCTCTATTAATAATAACTAATATAATAAACTCGGCAAGCGGTCTGTCAAGCGCTTTCTTTCCACTCCGCAAATGTTAAAACGGAAATGTCCGGGAAACCTTCTTCCGCCGGAATATCCCGCAAATACTGACGATACTGCCGGTATTTTTCCCTTTCTTCCTCGCTGATCGGATAATCGGCAAACATGTATTTGTCGGTTGCCGCAATCAGCATATTGCGTTCAAGTCTTCTTTCCGCCGCCTTCATCTGCCGGGGTTTTTCGACGATCCGTCCCTGCTCAACGACAAACGTACCGTCATCCAGTCCCTTTTGCATTTCGGCAGTTACGATCGTGTCGCCTTCCTTCTCTCCGAAATAGTCAATTTCAAATATCCCGCGATCGGCATTAACCGCCGTTTTTCCCCGGTTGTCGACAACCTGTTTCCAACCGTCGTCAAATATAACGGCTTTTCCGCCTTCGGCAATCGGCGGCCTGTCAAAAACCGCATTCGCCGGCAACAGATAAACAGGCTTTCCCTGCTTTTTTGTTTCCAAAGGATCTAAGAGTGCATCTTCTGCCCCGATATATTCCTTTGTTTCTCCGTCAAACATGTATATTTCCATTTTCCTCTCCTAATATTTTATGCACCATTTCACAGCGTTGTTGCGCGGCGTGACATGACTGTTAGCGCCATAAATCGCGTTTGAATTTTTGGCAGAGAAATTAAGCTGCTTCCAAGCCGACCCGGTGCCGGCATTGGTCAAACGATTTCCGACTTGCAGCGTTGCCGACAACGCTCCGTCTGATTTCTGGCCGTCTTCGCCCATCAAAAGGTACGAGATATAACCGCTGATATTCGGCAACCCTTCGGCTTGTCTGGTGCCGATCGCCGAAGAAGTGCCGGAAAGGTAACCCCTCAAAAAATCCCCCTGATAATCCGGCAGCTTAAACGTCGTCGATCCGTCACCGGCGCCGAAAGTCGTACCTATGGCTGCGAATAAATCCGCATAAGTCGTCCGGGAAACGGCCGAACCGTTGCAGACCAACCAACCGTCCGGCGGCGTATTTCCCGGCCATGCGGCAACAAAACCGGCGGGAAGACGGGCAACAATCGCCGCCTTAACCGGTTCCAGCTGCTCCTGCACATAGCCCTGGGTGACAATATCCAAAACCCAGCTGGTGCCGATGACTTCCGGATTGGTGACAAAATTGTCGGTATTGTTTCCCTTGGTCGAACGAAGCAGGCTTGCCTCACCCGTGCTGCTGTCCACATACCAGAGCCGCGCACCTTCCGGATAGCCGCCGATAGCATCCGATACCGACTGATTGAAAGTATAGGTTCCGCCGTTTTGGGTGAAAAAATAAAACTGGCTTACCAGATTTAATATGCCGTTAAAATCCTTTCCAATGGGAGGCAAACCACCTTTTTTCTTAGGCGTCCATGTAATAGGCGGGAAACCCTGCTGAATACTTGCCAGAAACGAACCCGTCGGCTCTTCAGGAATGGTATTTTTTTCACCATTATAAGCAAATGCACCGGATAAAATCTGTGGCATGGTTAAACTTTCCATTTTTTTCTCCTTTATAAAATCCCGTCCCAAAAAACGCCCTGATTGAACGGCTGGAAGTCCGAACCATAAAAACCAAAGGTGTTTTCTGTGTCAATTTGATAAATTTTTGTGCCGACGCCGGCCGGACGCGGCAATACGTCTTGTGTTGTAAACAAATACGTTTCCCAGTCGTCAAGAATAAAATCGAAAACAAAAATCTGCACCGTCATATCCAGATTGTCGAGCAGATAGGCGTTGCCGCGGTCTTTGAACAGGTTTTGCAAAAAAACGTTCATTGACAAAATATCACCCTGCCACGTGGTGCCGAATGCCCGGATTTTGATAATCTCCCGAAACTGATCGTCGTTCAGGGTGAAAATCTCCCCGTCCTCACCGGTAAAATTGCGGGTGATTTTGAGCATTTTTCCCCAAAACCAGTCGAGCGCTTCCGGAATACAGGTATTATAATCCAAGATTTCTTTTACAAAAGTTTCCGAAATATTGCCAAAGTATTTATCCCACACGGCGGCGCGGCGCAAAAGCAAATCCGACCCGTTTGTATAGCCGAACTGTTTCTGCAAAGTATTTAACGTTACTTCCTTAAACATTTAAGCAGCCTTTGAAACGGTTATGTTGCTTTCATCAAGACTTGCAACCTCGGAAATGGTAGTGGTGATGTAATCGGTAAAATCACCGCCGGAAACAAGCGCCACTTTCACCGACAACAGGTTGATTTGATTGAACCCGGCGAGGCTTTGCGCCAAAACATTGCCGGAAACGGTCTGATGTATCTTAAAAGGATTGTCCGCCACCCATTGCATGACAATGCTTTTAATCTGCGTTTCCACATCGGCCGCAGTATAGGCGTTTGCCTCATATTCTATCTGTAATTTGATCGGTACAACCGCCGGCCGCTCAATCCGATACTTGTAAATGTAATCAACAGAGGCGTCGTAAAACTCTATCTCGGTATTGCCGTTTACACCGGCGCCAAGCGTCTTCTGCCCGGCAATAACAGTTGCTATATCCGAGGAAGAACCACCTAAAACACATATATATATAGAATGCGGCGCAAGTGTTATGTTATCGATTTCAAGCGGTTCATCGCCATAGTTTTCTCGACCCAAAACGCTGATAACGCCGGAAACCGACGAAATATTATCAACAATGGCGCCCAAAATGCTCCGTGCCCGCTTGTTTAGCCAGTTTGCCGTGATCCGGGTGCGAAACTCGTTGTTGTTTTCCGTGGCAAAACCGATAATTCCGGCCGTTGCATTGTTGATGCCGTCCCAACCTTCAATCACCGTTACAATCGTCGTCAATGTCCCTGCCGGACAGGGAATTGCACCGGTTTCCGTACATTGAAATTCAGCCTCGACCGTACCACCTTCACCGATTGTCACGGTATCCAAAAGCGCATATTGATAGGTGCCGTCGGTTGCCAGCGCCCCCTCTTCGATAACAGTATTTGCCGTACCGCTTAAAGTGGCCGTTACCACCGTACCGACGCCCTGTTTGCGGTAGTATCCGAAAAAAGCCGCCGCCACGTCCAAAGCCTGACCGGTTGCCGTATAGACCGAAAATGAGTTGGCAATATTGACAACTTCATTCATCGCCTTTGTTAAGGTCGCCGTATCGTTTGTTATCATTTGCCCCTGAAAGGTGCTGCTCTCCAAGTTAATATTTGCCCCGAGAGCGCCTTTGTAGGCCTCCTCAAAATCGCTTTTGATCTCCGAGGTGTCAACCGTGATGACCCCCTGATTGGTAACAGAAAAAAGGCTCATAATTCAAAAACTCCGTAAATGCTTGATATTTCCGCGGTGATATTCAAAACGTTGTCCGCGCTTGAGGTGGAAAGCCGGTTGATTTGCACGATCTCGTCATTGTCTTTTATCCGCCGGCGGATCATCTCTCGCACGCCGTCAATGCCGCCGGTTTTGCCCAAAACCTCGTTGAAATAGTCGATGCCTTCTTCCGTATCGTATGGGTTTTCTCCCAAACAAAGGCCGACGCGGGTCTTTACGTCTTGAGCGCAAGCAGAAATCCCGTCGATAACGGTCAAAGAACCGTCTTCAAGCACCAGATTGTTGTGCTCGTCTAATTGCAGAGTTTGCATCTTTCCTCCTTTATTTGGAAAATACGGTCACAGAACCGGTAGTGATAGTGCCCTGGTGCGTATTAGGATTAACCTCAACTGTGTCACCGATCCGCGCCACGCCTTTGCCGCCCTCGCCGCCAAGGTTAACCGCCATTGCCGTGACGTTTGCCGTATCGGCCGTGATGTTGACGGTTTGCGTGTTGATATCGACCGAAGTAGGCAGCAGGGTAATGGTTGTTTGCTGATTGGAAATAACCAGCCCGTCGCCGGCAGAATTGAAAGAAACCGGCAGGAAAAAACCATCCGCCCAGTTGAATTGCCGTAAACTGCCGACAGTTGACTGCGCTTTTGTGTTCTTAAAATTGGTGATGTCAAACTTGCAGGCTATCAGCAGCCCGATGTCGCCTGCCGCCGGTTTGTAGGTTATTTTGCAGCCGTTGCCCTCAAACTTCATAACCGGAATTTTGTAAAGCGTGTTGTCCGCGGTAATCGGAATTTCCTCGTTTTGGGTGTTTATCTGCCTTATCAGCGGCAAAACGTCGACAAAAGCGTTGTCCTCACTGACTGCCGCCACTTCTACCGGTTGAACGGTGCCGAGAAAAGAGTTGAGATATTGACGCAAAAAAAGCTGCAAAACGCCCGTATCCGTTTGCAGCTCCGCCGGATTGTATGCCGGAATATTATTGCTCATCGATAAAACCCTAAGCCTTCCTTCATCAAGTTAAGCCGCGTTATCCATTCGCTGCCGCGGGTTTGTCCTGCATGCGATAGAGTGGAAATATAAAAATCATAGCTGCTCAACTGCGGGTATTTCAAAGAGTTCACTTTGACCCGCTGCCCCGTCTGATACGACGGATTAAGCCGTATTGTGATAATCACGCCGGTCGGTGTCGGTTCGGGAACGCCGATAATCTCCGCCTGCGGAATGGTGAGCTGCGGCAGTTTCTTTAAGCCCTCGTTTTGTTTTTTAACATAAAGCCGCCCTTTGCTTTCAAAAATATCAAGTCCGGTTGCCTGCGCCAAAGCACGCAGCCCCATGACCGCATTTTGATCACGCAACAGAAAGTTGTTAATCGTCGCCGTATCGTCTATATCGGAAACAAGGGCAAGCCCCAAGTCCGCCCCCAGTTTCCGAGCTATCGTGTTGACCGGGGTGTTACCGGCGTAGGTATAGCTTTTAACCTTTGTCAGCTCAGAAAACATCGACATCGCTTTTAATGTTATGGAATAATCGGCCTTGCTTAAATCCGGCCTTGCTTCCATAATCGTCCCGTCAAAAACAACGCCTTTGTTGCTACCCTCATATCCGGCCTCTATCACCAGACGGTTTTGCACCCAGTTTTTGACCCATTGCGTATTAGACGTTGCTAAGCTGAACATGGTATCGGTTTTTAACCCGCTTATCACCACGTTTGCTTCGTTTAAGGCGCCGCTCACCGCCTCAGAAGTATTGAAAGTAAAGGCGAGTTCTTCCGTGAGCGTGTTTTTCAAAACGCCGTCATAATACAAACTCGCTGTTAATTTCCTTGTTCGCCAGTTCATTGTAGATTGAAATCCGTATCATAAATCAGTTGATAGCGGCTGTTGAATCCCGAATATTCGGGATCGCTGTTGCCATATAGGTCGTAAAAATAAAAGTTGCCGGAAATGACCTGCGAGAGCATCAACGGCATCCGATTGATACAGCGGCGACCGTAAAACTGCACTTCGCCGTCAATCGTCAAATCCATAATCAGAGAACCGTCCGCCATGGTGCGGAGCGCCACATTGACCGTGTGGATTTCTCCCGCCGCGTCGGTAATGTTGGCCGAAACTTTGCTGTTCGGTTCGTTTATCAGGTTGATTGCCGTTCTTGTCATGAGTTCCACCATGCCTTTATGTCTGTTGCCAAAGTCTGGACAATGCCACCGTCCTGCGTGTCTTCGTCGGAGGCGCTGCGGTTAAGTTTTCCGTCCGTACCGAACAAAAGAACCTCGTCAAAAGTCATGTCCGCTTCCAGAAGATTATAATTGTCCGGCGTTTCCGTGATTTCAAAACCAGACAAAGTAAAGCTCGTCCTCAACCCCGAATTGCGGGTCTGGATGTTTACTCTCTTCATTTGCCGGCATAGTTCGTTCAGCTGCTGGCGGGTGGTTTCAATCAGGCTGACTTTGTCCTGTCCGAAGATAGAATAATTAATATTCAGTGCCCCAAGTCCGACAGTGCCGTTTTTGGATATAATGCCTTTTAAGGTGATCTGATCGGGGTTTGAATATTTGTAATCGGTTATGTTTATACCCGATTCTGCCGGATACTGCGTAACCGTGGCCGAACCGTTGTAGGAACATTCCAAAATCGAATCAAACTCCAGATAAATCTTGCGGTCGCCTTTCTCGTCTGTTCCATAGATACTGTAGGTCGAGTTAGCCAGCTTATCGGTAATGCTGCTTAAAAAGTTGAGTTCCATTATAACATCACTCCTCCGGCGTTGTTCTGCGCCACCGACGGCAACCCGCGGTTCCCCATCCGCTCCATATCCCGCACAAACTGCCGTGAATCGGAAACATTCGGCAAAACAGCCGAACCGACATAGACCGTGACGTTGCGGCTGTTGTCGTTGGTCGCGGCGTTGTTTATCCTTGTTTGTGCCAAACTCGGCTGATAGTTGGGGGCATCATGACTCATACCTATGCGGGCACCTTCCATAATTCCCTCACCGGAAACAAACCCGGCAAGAGCGCCACCAGACGCTTCCAACGCATCCATAGATGTATCTATAACCTTTCCAAGAGCATTACTCCCCTTGATAATCAACGATACAGGCCATAAAGATTTTTCAAGACTTTTCAAGAAATCCGAGGGATTAAAATTTTCAATCAACCATTTTATAGCATTGCCGATTCCTCTAAATGCTGTACTGATAGCATCCAAAGCATCTTTCAGCCTCGGGCTTTCCGCCAGATAATCCTTAAAAGCCTGACTGACCTTATCCCAGTTTTGCCACAGGAGATAAGCCGCACCGGCGGCGGCCGTAATGCCTACCGTTGAAAACGAGAAAACCGAACCGAACAAAAAGCCTGCGGTTTTTAAGGCCGGCGAAAGCAGCGTTACCGCACCCAAAATGCCGACAATGCCGGTTTTGACCTCCGGAGAAAGAAAAGCGACACGCTCCATCCCGGCGCTGATTTTATCCAAAACCGGTGCCAGCTTTTCCAAAACCGGATAAGCAATCGCCTGAAAAGCCTGACTGATAGTGGCAAGGGAGATTTCCATGCCCCTGAGGGCTTCGGATGCTTTCTCCGTCAAAACGCCGAACTCCTGCGCTTTTTTATTGGTTTCGGCGTATTCGGCATCCGTCAGTTTCAACATCCGCATAAACGGCAGGTTATCAATGCCCAGCATGTCGACCACTTTTTTCTGCGCATCGGTATTAAGGGCGCCGAAATTCTGCCTGAGAGCGTCAATCGCCCCCTGATAATCTTTGTTAAACAAATTGGTGCCGATGACGGCAGAAAGCTCACGCAAAGCCCCGGAAGAATCAAACTTCAACTGGTTGGACAGATTTTGCAGCTTATCAATCGCACCAAGAGCATCGTCCGTACTGCCGCCCAAAAGCGAAAAAGCATTGGTAAAAGCGCTGACTTTTTCAACCGGCAAATTCCAGCTCTCGGCCAGATTCTGTATTTTTAACGCCTCGTCATAAACATTGGTCAAACCTTTGATGCCGACGCCGCCCAGAGCCAGCCCGCCCAGCTTGGCAATAAAATTGTTCTGGATCTTGTCCGCGGTTTTGGCAAAAGCCCCCTGCAGCCCGTCAAGCTGTTTTTTGGCATCTCCAACGTTCAGCCAAATGTTGATAATGGCATCAGAAAACATACTCATTTTATTTTTCCATTAAAAAAGCCCCCGAGCGGGGGCTTTGAACTTTATTTATACTTTTTTATGTTTTTCATTTGTTCTTTATATTTTCTTTGCAAGGAACGGCTATTTTGAACAGACGACATAATTTTTAACCACAAATCATTTGACATAACACCACATTCTGACGCTTTGCTAATATCGCCCTCAGAAAGCAATCTAATATTTTTTATATTGATATAGGAACGATGGTAAAGGGATTTAAAATGTATTGGTTCTATGTATACTACATCAGATAACTCATGACTATAAGGGCGTTTTTCATCACAAGAGTTAACCAAATACCACAAATTATATTCATGAGAAATACAGATTGCATATTTGTTTTTTACGGGGAATGAAACACTACAGTCTGGAATAAAATATAAACATCCATCTTTTAAAGACATTTTATATAACCATAAATTTTCCGTTTTCAACCAAATCGCAAATTATATCATCATGATACGGATTATCAACATCAACTAACAAGCTATAATCTAATGCACCGCTCATACTTGCCTTTATCCATGCCGTTTCTTTATGCGTAAGCTCTTTTAATTCTTCAAATGTCTTATCTTTGCAAAGATCTAAAGCTTCATTTAAGCATTCTATATCTGTTTCAGAAAATTCTTTTAATTCAGGACTACGCTTTACAGTTATTTTTTTTATTTTTCCTGATGTTGAAAATGCTTGTTCTGCTTTTTGACGGAAACCTTCCGGCAAAAAACTGCTGAAAGTGATTACATCTCTAACAAAAGAAGGAACTGGTCCATTTTCCATTTTTATATATATATCACCTAAAACAGGGCGCGCATAACGATTCAGATGTAACTTATCTGCATAAAACATCGTTTTTACGGTATGATATATATCAATACCGGGTTTCTTAGACGCTATATATACTATAGCTTCAAGAACTTTTTCCTGATTAACTGTAAAGGATATTCCCATATAAAAACCTCTTTTTTATGTATATTATACATAAAAAACAAAAAAAATCAACCAAATGTTAATAAAGTGTTAACAACCTTTCATATAAAAAATATACATATTTTTCACAAAAATCAAGAAACTTCTTCAATCTCTGGTTCTAGACCTTCGGATATATCCAAAGAGGCCAGCAAAACATCACTGTCGGTTAGCTCCCATTTTTCCAATATACCGGACAGTTTTTGTTTTTTTTCATCCGTATCACAACCAGCAAAAACAGCTCGAATAAATTGCTCTTCCGTGTGAAAAGAATCCTGTTCTCTTGCGTGAACCTCTTGAAGTTGCTTCTTTAATTTCTCGCTTATCATTCAATCAATTTCCTTTTTAAAAAGTGGAACGTATTCATTATAGTCCTCTATTAAAACAGTATAAAGATAATTATCCGCTTCCCAAGTAATAATTGACCCTATTTTTTCTTGATGATTAGATACATATTCGTTCAAAGAATGATGTAAAAGGCCATACTCTTGTTTTGAAAGATTTATCCCCTGACGGGGTATTTTTTTAATTTTACCTTTTTTGACAACTTTTGCAACTTCTTTCTTGCTCGCTTTGCCGCCCCCGGTTGATGCAAACTTGCCCTCTCCGTCACGCGGGTGGTTTTCCTCTTTCCATTCGTTGAATGTGGCAAAGCACGTGTCAATTTTGATCAGACACGCGGCCGTGTTGATGGAAATGACAATCATTTTGCTTTATCCTTTGCCCGGTTACAGGCTACAATTTCGTTTTGTGCGCGGACATAAGCGGCCAGATTGGCAAGATACAGGTCGCCTAAGTCCATCTGTTTTAACTCGGTTATTGAAACTTCCGGTTTTAAGATATTCCCTATGCAATTTGAGAATCCGAAATCGGAAAAGCCGACTTCTTTTCGAGAATGGCGAGAAACGGCCGGAAGACTTCGGATTCTTTCATAAAAACCTTTTGATGCTCCAAAATGGCAAGCCCCAATTCAATAACCGCCAACGGATTTTGGAAATAAGTGTTGACTTTTTCCAGACTCATCGTGTCAACAGCGGTTTGCCCGCTCGCATCCAAAAGCGTCGCCAACGGAAGCAGATCTGTCAAAAAAGGTTTGATTGATTTATCTTTGGAACTGACATAGCGGTCGACAAAATCAATACCGTCAAGCGCGTCAAAAAGGCGGACGGAAAACGTCAGCTTTTGCCCGTCCAAATCTTTGATAGTTATTTTTTTTATTGTTTCCATTGAAAACTCCGACAAAAAAAGCCCCGCCGACGATTGCCGGCAGAGCTTGATTGTAAAAAATATTTTGTTAACTCAGAAAGGAGTTAAAACACTTAAGCCGGCATAATCACACGATCAAAGAAGGTGAACTGATAGGTTTTGTCCTGCTGACCGTCGTCCAAATTGGCGTTGTCGCCGCCGTCCACCTCGGTGATGGTGCCGCCGGTATAGACCGTTTTGGTTCCGGTGGTGTTGTTGGTTACCGTCATAACTACCGTATAATCGGACAAATCCTTGCCGTACTTGGGAGTTGTCAAATTGATCAGGTTGTCAAGCGCCAACCTTGAGTTTGACGTCGGCAGCAGAGATATGGTGCAAACATACATCACCGCTTTTTGATTGACGACGCCTTTGGCATCCGCTCCCAGACGGGCAACTGCCGGCTGTGGGCGTTCCCACTGTACGCCTTCCGCACCGAACCCCTCAAGTTTAATATAAGGAACCAGAGGCAGCGCGGTTAACGTATAAGTTAAGTTCTTAAAACCGACTTTGTTGGTTGAAATATCTGTCATGTTCTTACGCTCCGTAAATTCTGTTGGTAATCACCACTTTATTAACCACCCCGCCGCAGAGATAGCAGACCAAAATACGAACCCTGCGTGCGGCAATGTCTTCCGCTGTCAGTTCCTGAATCTGGTAATAATAACCGTTGTCCGCAACGGAATCTGCCGCCGCCGAATTGCCGGTTGCCGTAACAATGCTGTTGCGGTCGGTATCGCTCAACGTCCCGTTATAGGCAATAGCCCCGTTTGTCTGCCCCTGCTCAAAAGACGGCGCAATGATCGAGGCCATGAAGTCGCGGGCATCCGTTCCCTGCAGTTTAAGCTTTTCAAGACTGATAAAGCCGTTCATGATACGGGTTTGCAGGTCGTTTTCAAGCCAGCTTTCATTGACCTGTACGTCTTCCGTGCCGAAGCTGCCCTGCATCAAACCCATGCCGTAAAGAACCTGTTCTTGCTCGCCAAAGCCAACCGAATAGACATAGGAAATGCAAAGGCTGTCCAGTTCTTCGGCAAGGCTCATATTGGTTTTGCCCTGCTGATAATCTACAACGGTGCCAAGCGTGGTAATCGGCGTATAACCGGTTGCCGGCTGGAAATTGAAGTTGATCGCCCCGTTTGCCACATTAAAATCAATCGCGGCGCAAATAGCGCAGTCAAGCGCGTGTACAAGCTCATTGTTAGGATCGTAACAAACAACATAGCCGGTATAGGACAACGCCGAAAGAGAAGATTGCAGCGCTTTGGACGTTTCCAGATCGGAAATGTTGAAAACAAGACGGTTCAGCGTATAAATCGTCTGTTCTCCGCCCAAGACGCCCTGCAGCCACGCAACCGCGGCGGTGATACTGTCTTCGTCCAGTTCCTCGTTGGTGGTAATGGAAAAAGCCCCGCTGTTGGCCTGAAGCATACGGTCGCAAAATTCGGCGTAGGTTTCAGCATTGGCTCCTTGCGACAATACCGCATCGGAAAGCCCCAGCATCGCGCTGACGTCCGTGCCGGTTGTTCCGGCCGTTACCGTTCCGACGCTCGACTGTTGTCCGGTTGAACCGGAATTGATAACAAAGGCATTGACCGTTGTGTTGTAGTCAACAGTTGCCGCCGTATAGGCCTCGCCGCCGCCGGAATTGGTCCGAATAGCGGTCTGAATGACAGTAGCGGCATCAGAATAGCTGGTGATTGAACTGAAATCGACAACTACCTCAAACTGCTGATTGTCAAGTGTAATACCGAAAGAGCCGTTGCTGACGGCTTTTAAGGTTGCCACCGGTTCGGGCTTGGAACCTTTAACAAAAGCCGCCGCCGCTTCCTTATACCAGCGGGCAACCAGAAGTTTTTGAACGCCGTAACCGGATTTTGATAGAAAGCCGAAATACTTTTGCGCAAACTGATAATCTGCGCCCGCCGCACCCAGATCTGCCGCAAAATTGGTCAATGCCGACATGCCGGAATAGACCAAATATTTGTCGCCGCTTGAAATCAGCGGATTGGTCGTTGCCAAAAGGGCGTGTTTTTTTTCGGTCGTAAACGCCGGGGCGACAACCGAGCCGGTAATCGGCACAAATTTATAAAAAGGTAAACTCATTCTTTTATCCTCTTGTTTTAAGCGTTATTGCCGCGGTTTACGATTTTGACCGTGGCGGTTTCAATAACCGGCGAAGTCTGCTCCACCGTATCGACGATAAAGACCTCGGCGTCAAAATTATAGCGCCTGAGCCATTGTTTGTTTTCCTGTAAAAAGCTTAGATTGCGGATGGGAGAAAGCTGTTTTAAGTCCGCCGGCCCGTGTTTCTGCGCCAGATTGACCTGAAGCGTCTGTTTGAACACAGTGGCATTGTCAAAAGCGTTTTCCCCGTAAAAGTCAATCTGCACCCGGTAAATCCGCTGCACGTCCCAAGCAACCCCGACCGTCCCCGTTTCTGCGTCGTATCCCGTCTGCCGGTCTTGGCTCCAGCCTCTGTCCTCAACACTTAAGATATTAAAAGTGGCGAAATCGCCTTTTTTTGGCAGCGGTACGGAATCCGTATAAGGATTGACGAACTGTATACTTGGCATCAGGCTTTGCAGATAATCATAAACTTGCGTTTCCGTCATTTTCTCCCTCATAATCCACCCGGTAAGCGTAAGCCTCACGCCAGCCGGCATCGTCCCATGCCTCTTTGGCAACAATTTGATAGGTATAACCTCCGCAAGTGAAGGTATCAGAACCGAACTGCCGGAGCCTGTCCAGCTGCGTCGGATCGCCGGTAATAAAGACTTTGAAATACTGGTATTCCTGCAAATTAAAACCGGTTTCCCGCAGCTCCTGAAGGCTTGCCGGCTGAATTTTGCCGCGCACCGTCATTTTGGTTTGCGTTTTGACCGGTTCACGCGAAGACGGCAGCCATTCAACCGTGGTTTTGGTAAACACCAAATCCTGCCAGTCGTTGACGACCGTCAACGCCTCGCCGACGATGTTGTGCAGGTTTAAGGACATTTTTAATTTTCTCCCAACATCTTTTCTTTACCGTCGACAATCGACGCCCGCCGAACTGACGCGCGCAGCTGACCGGTGTCGATCAACGTATGCGAGCTGCCTTTTTTGGCAATCGTCGATTCGGCATTCGGCGGCGGAATGTTGTTTTCAATACTTTCAACAATCAAATCTTGCAGACCCTCAGCGACGTTCCTCATAATCGCGCCCATCGAAAGACCGGTATTAAGACCCGCCTGAACAATCTCCCCGCCCCTCTCGGCCGCTTTTTTCTGCGCGTTTCGTAAAAACGGACGCGGCGGGATAGTTGCCGTGCCAAACTCGTTATAAAGCGCGACTTCGTCCATTGTTGCCGGGGCGGACGTTTCACCCTCGCCCGGCTTTCTCGGCTGCCCCTTTACATAACCGGCTTTGGCACCGTTTTTGCCTTTACCAAGCTCTTTTTTCAAGCCTTTCAGCATACGATGGACAGCCCGAAAATCCGTTTTAACTTTAATCATCTGAACCCAACCGAATTATAATAAGGTAAAACGTTTACCGGTTTTTCGGGCAGCGGCGGCTGAACCGTCGATAACAACGCCAAAAGCTCCGTCCCATAAGGCGACAGGCTTAAATATCGCCGCCACGGGTCGGAATAAAGCTGAAACGACGCTGAAACGCTGCCCTCAGACGCACTCGATAGGTTGGCCGACGCCGCCTTGTCCGGATTCATTGAAAGATAAAGCAAATGAGCCGTTGCCAGATACACGCCGCGCGTCTGGCTTTTTGCGCTCAGGCAGATAACACCGGTTTCAAGCGCTATCAGACTGCCTGCGCCCTCATAAGATGCCTGTATGCTCTCGTCGGCGGCATCTTTGAAATAAGGAAACCATTTGCGAAACGTGTCATTGTCAACGGTGATTATCATTTCTCTTTGCCTTTTCTTTTACCCTTGTTCTCTTCCGCCGCTGATACAGCTTCAACTGGTGCCGAATTATCTTTAATTTCTTCTCCGATTTCCGCATCTTCAGAAGATACTTCTTCCGATTTCGTTTCCAAAACAGGATCTGAAACTTCAATCGCGGAAAAATCCGAATTCATTTCGGTTTCAATTTCAACTGGTGCCGAATTATCCTTGATTTCTTCTCCGATTTCCGCATCATGAGCCGTTGCATCCGCTTTTTCGTCATGAATAATAAAACAACCTCCCGGATTTTTATCGTCAATACGGCGTTCGTTGATAAAATTGCCGTACTCTTTCATTAAAGCAGAAAAGTCATCATCAGAAATAATATTAAGAACCGGAGAAACGGCCAAAATGATTTTTTTACCATTCCTCAACTTAAATACGGAAGAGTTGGTTCCTTTTTTTACGATTGTTGGCATATTTTTTTCCTCTCAAAAAGAAAGGGAGGGGTTTGCCCTCCCTTAATTAAGCTGCAATTTCAGTCTTTCCGATGCCGTTGTAACGAACAACCGCCCACGGATACTGAACAATACAGCCGGAAGTGGCCGCACTGATCTTCTGCGAAACAACGCTGTCCTTCTGGAAGATCGGATAAGCTTTTGCCATCTCAACATAGGAGTTCAGCAGCGTTGCAATGCTGCCGCCCATGTTGAAGATGATATAGAAGACGTCCGAATTGCTGTCGGCATTGTTGAACTGCGGAACGGCAACAATCTTCAGTTTATCGCCGTAGGTTTCCTTCAGCATTGCCCGCGCCGATTTACCGTAAGTGTTGGTACGGTCAAGGTTGCCGAGAGAACCGGTGGCAACAGCCAAAATGATTTCGCCGTTTTTCAGCTCATCCTGAACAATACCGTTGGACTGGACATAAAGCTGATTGATACCGGCCACAACATCGTTGGCAATTTCTTCTGGAGCCTTATTAGGCCAGTAGGTCGAATTGCCTTCCGCGTTGTTGGGAACGGTTTCATAAGCCGGCAGGCTCGGTTCGTTCAAAAGCCCGTAGACCGAAACGGTCAAACCTTTGTAGGAAACGCCGGAAAAGAAGAAGTTGTTGCGGTCAATCGCCATGGTGCGCATAGCGCCTTCCGCCTGATCTGCACGATAGTTTTCCGCAAAAGCGCCGGAAGCGGCTTCCTGTCTGTCGTTCGACATCCAGCCCGTGGTATAGTAATAGATACCGCGAAGCTCCGGCTTATAGTTCGTCTTCTGCTGCAAACCGTCAGAGGTCAGTCCGTCATCGGGACGGGTGGCACCTTTATATTCTTTCAGCTTGATAGTTACCGATTCATCGCCCCAGGTACCGTTTTTCTGCGGCGAAGCCAGCTCGTCGGATACACGCGGCGCGGTCAGAATCTCAATCGCCTGTGGGCGAATGTAGTTAAGCGCACCGAGGGGAGCGTTGATGTTGGGTGCGGTGATGACCGGGGCAGCGGCATTGTCAACGCCGATAATGCCTTTTGACATCATCGCCTTTAAGAAATCTCGGTTGCTGGCGTGGTTGATGGACACGCCGTTGTTGACTTTATATTTACTCATGGTTTTCCTCATTAAATTTTATAGATTTCGCAAACCTGACCGGCAGCGCCCCCGGTTTCCACAAGCCAGCCGGTATCGATAAAGCCGGATTTGATATCGCTTGTGGTTTCCAAAGAACTTCCGGAAACGGTCGTGGTATAGGTTATGTTCTGGGTTTCGATAACGCCGGTCGACGGGTTAACGATAACGTTCTGCCCGTGAGTTGATGCCGTATTTGATACAACATACACATAACCTTTGCGGACTTTTGCCAGTTCGTGTCCTTCGTTAATGGTCATCCCGGTAACATTGCCGAGCGCCAGCTGAAAACCTTCCAGCACGGCAACGCCGGCAATATCGGCCGCCGTTTTGGAAGCCGTGGTTGCGCTGCAGCCGATAACCTGAGTTTCCGGATCCGTGCCTTCAAAAACAAACCCGCCGGCAACAACTGCGCTGCCCTCAGCCACAACCGGAATCTTGTCAATCGGATTAAGACGGGAAATTGTCCCCGGCTGACCTAAGGCCTGATTGATATATACTTGATTCTGCATTTCTTTTTCCTCTTAAATGTTGATTTCAATTTCGTCGGAACCAATGGCACCATAATCAAAGCCGTTATCCACTTTAGTCTGCGAGTTGCAAACCTTAAGCATGGCATACAGTTCCGGAACACTCTCTTTATCAGTTTCAATTCCCTGATGATTGAGAGCCTTGACCAGCATTTCACGTTCAGTTAAGCCGAACGGATTAAATTCGCCAATAACCGCACTCGCGGCGTTATAAGCGCGTTTCAAGCCGGCGTTTCTGTCTTTTTCCTTTTTTGCCCAAGCGTTTGACAGCTTGGTGTAGATCTTCTCAAAGGAATTTGCCGCTTTACAGGCGTGTTCTCCGCCTTTAAGCACTTCGCCGTCTTCGTTTTCCATTGCAGGATCTTCCGGTTTTTCCGGTTCTTCATTGTCGCTTTCGGATGTTTCCGATCCGTCGTAGGCCAGCTTTTCCAGCTTGCCGATAACGGTGCGCCAGAGTTCCTCGTCGACTTTTCCTTTCAAAATGCCGCCGACTTCATCAATCAGCTTTCTTTTGTCGACAGAATCGTTATCGCTTTCAGTGATTGCGCCAGTGCCCTCGTGGGCTTCTTCTCCGGCTTCCTGCTCGAAAAATTTGCCGAGGTCAATCTCCTTGCCGTCAATAACGAGTTTCATTTCGTTTTTAGACTTCATTTGTGATTTCTCCATTTTGTTATTTAACACTCTCACATCGGAGCCGCACCGACCCCGTTCCACGAGGGCTATGTGATTGCCCTTAATATCGGAAGCCACAAAGTCATAATCGGAAGTATCCGATTTGCTCAATTTATTGGTATAGCTCGCCGATAGCTCTTCTTTGCCGTCTTTTAAGTCAGCAAGAATTCCGTCGCCGGTAAATTTAAGGGGGACAAAAAGCTTATCCCCCTTGATTTCCGCGCGTTCTCCCGTTGAGCCTTCCTGCCGGCCTTTGGCGTCTTCGCCGTCCATGCCAAGCCATTCATGCCCGTTGACCAGAGGCAGAAGCTTGAAACTCTCTGCCCCCTTGGCCAGCTCAATGGGAGAAATATAAACTTTATAAATCTTGTCCGGGTCTATCTCTTCTCCGTCAACATCCGGACTGCCGCCATCTATCAGCTCTTTGCCCAGATATTCAAGTATCCCTGACCGCAAAATCGGGCTTTCGTCAACGAAGAGATACCCGTTTTCATCTATATGCCGGTGCCCGCTCTCATTGCTGAGGCGGGTTGTGTAAGTCAAAAGATGTACCATTAAATTCTGCCTTTGATTATTTCATATGAGCCGTCAGAAAGTCTCTTAGCCTCATAATCGGGTGCAACAAGAATTGAACGCGCAATACAGCGGCAGTTCGGCCGTTCTGCCGGAAGACCACGGTGCCCGTAGGCATCAATCACCGGATAATGCTCGGAATCGCCCCATTTGTAAATCTTGCCGTCAAGCTGTTTGTGCCCGCCTTTGCCGGTTGATACACGTTCGTCATGCGCGGTTGACCACATAAAGAACTTCACTCCCGCCGCAGCCTGCGCTTGCTCGTTAAACGCCGCATTCGCTTTTGCCGTCTGGTCGCGGGCAATCCTCTTTATCCGGTCTTTGGCAATGTGGGTCTGAGTTTTAAGGTCTTTGGCAATCGTTTCCCAACGTTGTCCCGTTGTCATGCCGTTATAAACGATGTCTTCAACGTTGTTTAAGGTTTGAAGCGTCGTGTTTTGAATTAACCCGACATTGCGGCGGATAATCAGCCGGATGGTTTCTTCAACCTCTTTGCTGTCAAAATTAAGGGGAAAACTGTCGCCGTACATCTCGCGCATAACCCGCGCAAGGGAAGATTTTGCACCGCGCGAAACAAGACGTACAAATTTTTGCACAATCATCTCTGCATTGCGCAAAAAGCGCCCGAAATATTCCCCTTTATACCAAGCAATCAGCTTTTCCACATTGCGCACAGTCGGCTTTTTACCCTGAGGCGCGGCATTTTCCATACGAACGGTGGTGTAGACGTCTTCCAGGCTCGCAAATAAGGCGGAGAGCATTTTTTCCGTCTCCGCCTCAATCGCTTTGCGATAGTAAACATCGGCATGCTTGTTTTTGGCAATGTCACCCATTACCTTGAACCCGCCCGCCGCTCGTGCCCGTGCGTTTTGTTTCATTTTGAAATTATAAAAAAAGAAGAACCACCGCTTTGACGATGGCTCTTGAGGTTTTATCTTTTTAATTAAAACTAATCTTCTTCGGAAATTTCTTCAGAAGATTTCTGTGCTTCCTGCTCAAGCCGTCTTTTCTCCAACAAAGCCTTTTTTATACCTTCTTCGGAAAAATCCTCGGGCATCACTTCATAAATTATGTTCATAGCTCTTCTCCTTATATTCATTATATGCTTTTTTTATCAAAAAGCCAACTTTTTTTGCAATAGGCCGAGGTTCCGGATTATTTTTATATTCCGAATATGCTTCTGCCAGGAATTCTGCTTCGTTATAGCTGCCATAAGCAGATAAATTATTGGTCACATAATCCGTTCCTTTCCCCATCTCTTCACGAATAAAAGACAGCAAATCTTCCGCAGATTTTGTCTTTCCTTCACCAGAAGTGATATTTAATAACAAATCCAACCTATGACCTATTTCGTGATCAAAAGTAGATTGATATGTATCACAACCTATCGGATGGAATTTTAGCCTTACACACTTTCTAAAATCTTCTTGATTAAGATCAGAATTTTTTGCAAATTCCTTATTCAGGGATATTCCGCCGACTTCCCTGGGCTCTTTCAATGAAACAGCTATAGTATTCTTACTTACCCTTATTTTGGGTAATTTTTTCAAGTAGAATCGCGTATAATCTGCAACAGCAGCTTCTAACGCATCATCTGAATAATTTCTAAGAACACTTTGCAATCGACTGATTTCGCCCTCCAGAAAATCTTTGCGTTCATCCGGCAAATCATTGTCTTTTAATTCATCTTCAGCCTCTTGCAATTGTTTGTATAACTGATTTTTTTTCTCAACCAAAGGACTTCTTATAAGTTCCCGAAATTCTTTTTCTTTTATTTCCTTATATTTTTTATTAATATTTTGAGCAATTCCGATATATTTCATCTGAGTCTGAATTGCCGGAAACTCATTATAGGCATTTATTAACGACCTGTTCAGAGTGTTTGCCACATCTGTACTCATTCCGGAATAATCCACATATGAAGCCAACTTCTGATTTAGAGCCATTTGTTGAGCATCTCGAACAGAATTGGCCTCTTTGTATTCATACAAAGTTTTTTGTACGGATTTCTTATCTAAATCAACGCCCCACTGTCTTTCCATTGCCTGCTTGGGAGTTTCATCTCCTTCAAGCAGAAGATGCCGCCCTTTATGTTCATCACCATTAGGTTTTACAGTTATCCACTTGTCATTTTGTGATCTAAATTCACTCAAAACCTCGTCCGTAATATTGTCGTACGCGTCCAATCCTTCCGTTTCGGTATCAAACGACAGACCGTCAAGGTTAAACTGCTTAAACTGTTTTAACCACTCAAAGACTTCATCCTGCTTTGCTCCAAGGTTGACAAGCGCACTCGCTACCTCGGCATACGACTTGATATTTTCCGCAAGCTCTTTTTCCGTTGCCTCTTCCAACGGGTTAAAGGTAAAGTCCGTAAATTTGACAAACTTTCCACCGTCAACCCCGGCAACAATGCCGTACATAACCAGTAGGTTATTTTTAACAGATTCCTGAATGCTGCGGCATTTGTCATACCATTTGCGGCGGTCGCCCGAACCGGTAGCGTTCATACCCTCAGCGGATTTGCCCATCAATTCTGTATAAGGGATGTCTGTTTTGGCCGAAATCAGCAAATAGAACTCTTCGACGTTTTCAGCCATACCGGCAAGACTGGTTGTCAGCTGCATAACGTCTTCCGTCGTTTTAATCGGACAAACACCGAAGTTGTCCTGGACAAAAGACATAAAATTCAGCCTGTCCTTAAAGCATTTAGCATTTTCGGTTGTAAAAGAACTCTCATCCGCCTTCAGGTAAGTGAACCGAAAACGGTTCATCAAGTTTGCCAGTCCCTGACTTGCCAAGTTTGAGTTTGCGACGTCCTGTTTGATGAGCTGAGTCAACGGCATACCGAAATACAACGTCAGAGGACGCATCGGCAATTCCGGGATGTTCGCTTCAAACTTAAGAAAATGGCTTCTATGAACCGCCCCCAGACCGATGACGTACCAAATTGAAGGCTGCATATAGTCTCCGGCCGCCGGATTAACCGTGTTAACCTGCACGGCAACACAGTTAATCGGGTCAATGTGGCGGAAGCCGCGAAACCGCTTAATATTCATCCGGTTTAAGTCAAGCGGTTCTTCCAGCTCACGCCCGGAAAGCCCGAAGTCCATATAAAGCAGGCAACCGCCGGTTACATAATTTGAACGAACAGCGGCGCGAAGATGCTGCCATAAATCAAAACGGGAAGCCGCTTCTTCTACTCTGTCTTTTTCCTCTGCCGACAGATTCGACAACTCCCCGCCTTTGGCAAACGGAGTTTCGCTCAAAACGTTAAAAACCTTTGCAAACAACGGATCTTGCGCCAAAGAATAGCACTCATAATAGTTAACCGGCTGATACAAAAACAATGATGCGTGCGCGGTGCCGTAACCGGAATTGACCGACTGCAAGGGGTTGATCCATTGATTTTGCAGCCGGGACAAGTGGGCATTATACATCCTCAGCCCTTTACCGGCTCCGGCGTCTTTCGCGCCGCCCTCAAGGCGTGCTTTTGCCAATGTCCACGGCTCGGATATGGACACCGCTTGTTCTTCTTTTAACATATTGGCAAGAAGAGCGAAATTATCGGCCGCTTTTTTTTCCTGTTTTCTTTTGAAAAAACGAAACATAAATCTACCCCATTATGCGCATCAGCTCGCCCCAGTCAGGAGTTTGAGCTTTGCGCCTGATTTTCAAAGCATAGATCAGAACATCGCAATAGTCGTCGTGCGCATCCTGTTTGCCCCCGGTAAACGCCTCACACTCGCTCAAGAACTCAAGCAGCCACGGTGCGGATGCCGGGATATGAAAATAGCCGCTTTCCAAATCGGCGGCCACCTCGTTAAACCTCAAATACTTATCGGCAACCTGGTCTTTCTTCAGTTCCGCATTGTGAACAGTCGGCTGCAGCTCTCTTATCGGCAGGCCTTCTTCTCGCAACTGCTGGATCAGAGATATGCCGGAACCTTTGTTTTCAATGTAAATTGCGGAAAACGGACTGCTCGCATATGTTTTGGCTTTCTCAAAAAAGCTCTTCAAATCCCGCCTTAAATCCGGGAAGATGACTTTTTTCGAGTAGCCGTCCAACATATAAAGGTCTTTGCCTTTTGTTCCGAAAAGTCCGAACGCCGAATTGTCAGCGGATTTTTTTTCCGAAAAAGCCGTATCGGCAACGATAAACAGGCTGTCAAACTGCGCCGGACATATATCATAGCGCTGCATCTGGCTTATCTTTATCAGATTGCCGCCTTCAATAATCGGCTCCTGCTGATATAACGCCGCAAAATTTGCTGAGCCGAGCGCTTTCTCCTGTTCCCGCAAAAAATCAATGCTGCGGAACTCCGGGAAAAGAGCGTTGCCATTTTTATCTATCGCCGGATGTCGGCTTGATATGATTTTATCCTTAAAATAAGGATCTGTTTTAAGCATTCCGATCAGATCCTGAGTATGCCAGCGGGAATGCAGCACCAGAACCATCGTGTTGTTTTGCCGGCGGCTCATAATATCGCCGCGGAACCGGTTCTCTACCTTGGCGCGAATAGTGGGAGACAAAGCATCCTCAGCGTTTCTGTACGGATCGTCAATAATTGAGATGTGCGACGGGTAACCGGTATTTCCCTCACCCATAAGCCTGTAATCGATCTGTCCGCCTTTCTTAAACCAGACGGTTGAGGCATTGGCTTTCTTTATCACGTTGCCAAATACCGACTTATAACGTGCCCCCTGCAAAATGTTCAAAACCTCCGCCTGTGTTTTGTCCCGGAGGTCGTCAGAGCTGGTGTAAAAGTTAAACTTCAAATCACCGTGACGCCCTATCAGCCAAGCAGTGAATATACGCAGTTTAGTTGACTTCCCGTGCTGCACCGGCTCTTCGGACGTCGCAATCGGGCGTTCGCCTTTTAAGAACCTGTAATATAATTCATACTGAAAGAAGTCGCACAGTTCTTCTTCCCATTTTCCGGTACGGAATCCATCCGAACCGCGTAGGTCTTCATTGATGAAAAGATAGAAGCTGTAGAAATCAGCCTGAAGTTTTTTCCTTGTCGATTCGTTCAAAACGTCTCTCCATAATAGCCAGCAGTTCGGCGCTTGAAACAATCGGCACATCCAGATCATTGCCTTCGCTGTCTGTGCGCGCTTTCTTATCAACGATCATGCCAAACAACTTAGCCTTCCCCATTGAGGCGGAAACCATCGCCGAACTTTGTCCTAATTCTCTGGCAATTTTACGAGCGTCCTCCAGCTCTTCAACAATGTCATCAACGGTTAAATCATAGCGTTGAAGCGCACGTTTTTTTAATTCCTCTACCCTTGCCGCGACCTTGCCGTTGCTCATCAGTTCCACTGCTTTGCGATTGATCGTCTCCATTTTCATCTTTGACGCATTATAAGCCTGCCGATAAGCATCAGAGTAAGTGAGACCTTTGGCCACCCCTTGACAAAAATTTTCCTGTTTAACCGTTAAATCCATCAGATAAACTTTCATAAAATCCCGAAGAGCGGCTAAGGAAACAGAAAACCACTCTCGGGAAAATAAAAAAACCCGATGCCGTGAACAGAGGGGAGATGCCATGGCATCGGGAAAGAAAAGCAGCAAAACGAAGCTGCGGCAATTTTCCGATTGGTACCGGATTGTTGCCATAAAAAAACGGCCGTCAAGAAACGACCGTCAGGATGTTCTCAATCAACAACTGAAAAGGTAAACTGTAATAACCTTTAGATTCAGTTATCGATTATGGATGAAACTGTACCAACTTTTATAAAACTTGTCAAGCATCATTTTAAACATACCCTAAAGCCACGGTTTTCCGGGGTCTTGTTTATCTCTTTCACTTGCCGATCTCCTTATAATAATCTTCAATGTTATCCCAAAAGTTGACCGTAGCCTGACCTACAATTTGCGGCCGCGGCATCCGAATCTTTCCCCAATAGTGTTCACAGAGCCGATTTAAGCCTGTGCTGATATACCGTTTCAACAGTTCCAGATCATTTTTATATTGATCATCTCGAAGATGCGGAATTTTAATCTCCTCATCCAAGCAACAAACCATGCGCACGGCAAAAACTTCCTCCCGTGTCAAACAAGCTATTGCCTTACCGTAGCGATCGCGAGCATCCAATACTGCTGGAGACGGATCAAACAACGGAGAGCTTTCAACCCTCGGTTTTTCGTAATCCAAGCAATTAAAACCGGAATAGCCCGCTTTATAAAAATCCGCAGCCAACCTTAACCCGGCAGCCATCCGATCATCATCAGAATATTGACTGGTAACCTGTCCAAGCCACCCCTTGTCGCGATACTTCTCAAGAACTGTGCGCTTGTAATAAACTCCATCTTTTTTTGTCAAACCCTTTTTCTTCGCTTCAGCCGGCGTAATATAGCCGTCAGCCGCTCCTGTTGTTTTAATCATCCTTAAACTTCCCCTCATCTAATACCCACACCATCACGCACCTGCCTTCCAATGTGAAGCCAACCAATTGCCGCTTTCTTTCACGGATGACGGCATTGCGTTTCCTTTACCAAAAATCTCCCGTTGACGAATATTCTCGGCAATCTCGTCGACATCATCAAAAAAGCCGCGTTCAAAGCACTCTTTGACTTTCCGGCCATAATCCCAAAACCGGGCTTCCGGCTGCCTGTCAACGCGCTCAGCTAAAATAGCGTCAACGGCTTTTTGGTACCAAAATCGCAGGTTTTTATTGCCTCCACGTATCATCAAAGCCCGCGCCAAATCAATCCCCACCCAATACCGCCAGTTACTCTCGTCAAACCGTGAGGCTTGAGCATCAACGGAAAAACTGTCTTTCTCGACCTCTTTTTTAGAGTTCAAAATCGCCAAAATCTGGGCAACCCGGGGACTGGTTTTGTTGTTTTTGAAGTTCCAGTATTCGTCAACCACCTGCAAAACATCGGCCAAGTCATACTTGGCAAACGCCGCTTTCCATGCCGCCACTTTTTCGGTGTTTTTCTCGGCAAAACGGATAATTTCCTCGTCAGTCGTATCTCCAACATACAACTCGTTGATATGTTTTAATATTTCAAGTTCTTTTTCCATTTTTCACCCCGTCAAATCCAGTCGAAATTGTGGCGCTCTTTTTCCATTTTTGAGCCGTTCTTGAGTTTCGATTGGTTTTCTTGCCTCTCCATACACCCTTCGAGATTCAAAAACTTTTCGCGAAAAGCACTCCCACTTTCAACAACAGAAACATATTGCTCCCCAACATGTTCTCCGTACCAGCCAAGAGCCTTATCGATACGCTCAATGGCTACCCCCTCTATCCGATGGAGTTGTTCAAAAGATTTTGCCCAGGAGGTAATTTTGTTTTGATTGATTTTGATATTTTTACGATTTCGCACAATATCAGCCAGTCGCTCAGCTTGCTCAACGAAGCAAGTGGCGACAGATTGTTTATGTTCATCGTTTATGTTCTTGTTCCTGTTTATGTTATTTGTTATAGGTTTACCTTCGTTATCGATAGTTAACGAAGGATAACGTTCGTTAACGTTCGTTTCCTCTATTGTCGTTTCGTCAACGTGTGTTTCCTGCTCTTGAGAAATTTCCAACGATTGAATACTTTGGTTATCAATCGTTTTCTTGTCCCAATAGTTTTTTATCGCCTCTTTGTTTTTATTGCTGCGTTCTAAAAACTCCTCATAGTCCTTATCAATTTGAGATTTAATAAATCTCCAAATACCGCTATTCAATTCAACATTAGGATATTTAAGAATTGCATTAAAAATCTCTGCCTGTTTTTCAGCAGGTAAATCAGATAAAAGCTCACCCCATTCGGGATATAAACGAGGAGAAAATTGTTTAGGAGTATATTTGCTCATTTCTCTTTCCTTTCAGAAAATAGTGATTTTCCTAATGGAATATCTAAAAGCTTTGATAACTCCTTTTCTATTTTATCAAAATCGTTATATATTTCAGATCCGGTATATCTTAAAACTTTATAACCAAGTGATATTAAATAACGGTCACGTTCCTTATCGTGTTTTGCTTGCTGTTTTGTTTTTTCATGAAAATCATGCCCATCGCATTCAATGATTACTTTATCATCAGAAAATGAGGCTTCCACGACGAAATCAACACGATAGCATCCTATTTTCTCTTGAGGTGAAAAATTAATTTGTATTTCTGAATCATAAGATTCATTAAAACAATCTGCTACTCTAGTAAGAATTGCATACATTATTTTTTCAATAGGCGTTAGCGGTACTTCATTTGCATCATAATAGTCAAAACAAGCTATTATATCTTGGCAATTAAACAAAGTGGAAACACGCTCTATTTTATTTATTTCATTTTCTTTTAACAACAATTCTGCTATTCTTTCACATCTGTTATTATCCATCTTCCCTACTCCCCTGCCAGTTGGTTTTTCAAAACGCTCAAAAATTCCTGTTTATCGTCGCCGAACCGGTGCGAGTCGGTTACCGTGTTCTCAATGCTCCACTTCCTCTCCCCCGGCTTGGTATGCTTCACCCAGCGGGCAACAATCCCGCCGCAGGTGTTCTCAATTTTTGGCTGTTTAGTCAGATATTTTCGGTATTCCGTCGCTTTTAAGCCCAGCTTATACATCTCTGCCTGACAATTTCGGCAGTAGTGATTTTTACTTGAAAAACAGTTTTCATCTTTTACCTGCCCGCAAGCATTGCACTTTTTCATCATATTCCCCTTTCTATCTTTTCAGCCACAATTCGCACCAAAAGTTCTTGCGCTTTTTTTCGATTGCCACGCTCATGAGCGGCAATCTCCAATACGGCTTTTTCAAATTTCAGAAGCTGCTCGTCCGTCATCAGCGGATGCTGCTTTAAGGCTTCCCTCACCCGTTTGCCGGTTTTACTTTTCCCGAATAATTTTTCCGCTTGATTCATTGTTCACCTTCCAAACAACGCCGTTTCCTCCGGCACCACCTTGATTTCCAAACACGGGTATGCGGCATAACGCTTTTTAACCAATAACGAGCAAATCAGCGCGTCATCGCACCAGATTATACCGTTGCAGGCATCAAGCGCCGCCTTGGCCAGATTGTCTGCGTCCGGCTTGACCGCCGGCAGGATATAGCCCGCCAGCGCGTCTGCCGTTCTTTTTTTGGACATCTGCGGCATTCTCATAAAAGCCGTAACTATAACTTTTACCGGACAGCCAAACGGCGGGCGGCCGGCCATAGCTGTTTTGGCCAGACCGGCAACCAGTTTTTCATATTTCCGGGTTTTGTCCGGCGTATAGGCAAAACCGCCCCTTGTAAAGCGCGGGCGCCCTTTAGGCACCGGTGGCCCGGGAATATTGACAACAACCGCCGTCATTTGCGCTGCCTTTTCTTAAGCCGCGTCGTTGTCGTCGCGGAACGAATCCTCGACTTCTTCAAACTCGGCATCAACGACCGAGTGGTCTTCCAAAGCCGGGACTTCTGCCGCTACCGGATCCGGCACGCCTTCGCCGTCTGCGTCCTGATATTCGGAGTTGCAGGCGTTAAACATCTCGCGCTGATCCGGGTCGGCTTTCAGATTGTTCTCACCGCCGGTAAATTCGTCATCCGAATTCGTAACAATTAAAATCGGCTTGCCGGCAACCGCAATCAGCTCGTCCGCATAAGCAACGCTGGCCTTAATTTCACATTTCAGACCTTTGTCGACGGTGATTTTGCCAAGCTCGGCCTGCACGGTCTTCCGCCCGCCGGAAGCAACAATGCCGACGGCCTTGCTCACCAACTCCCGCGCAGCGGTTTTGGCCATTTCAATCTGTTCGCCCTGCTCCTTCTCAGACATTTGCTGATAGGGCTTCGGGAATTGCCGCAGCCGGTCAATCAAAAAAGCGGCAATATCACCGGTTAAGGTTTCTTTCGCTAATTTTGCGCCAAATTCGTTATTGTTCATTTTTTTGTTTCCTTTCTTTTTGTTAATAAAAAAGCCGACCGGAAAATCCAGCGGCGGTTGATTAAATGAAATTCAAGAATTTCTGTCTTCAGCACCTTTTTGTGCTTTCTCTTCCTGATTTTCTTGATTGTAAGAATTTATAAAATCATCAACTTTTTTCATTGAAGAAACTGTGCACCCCCGCCCATTTCTTAAACCGAACACAAAATTTGGATTTTTTAATGCCTGCCAACCAAGCGTTGTAGCAGACATCCCCGTCTGGGTTAAAAAAAACTCAATTCTTTCCAAAAACTCGTCCATTTTTACCTCCTGTTTGGCAGGCTATAGCAAATTTACTACAAAGTCAATAGCAAATTAACTATTTGCAAAAATAGCAAATTTCATATACAATTCATTGTAGTAGATGGATGAGGGATATATGACGATTGCAGAAAAACAAGAAAAAATCAGAGAACATATAAAACAGCTAATTGCTGACAAAGGTATAAATATGGCTGAAATATCAAGAATGGCAGGAAAAGCTCATTCACATTTATTTCAGTATATAACAAAAAAAACCCCAAAAAGGCTTGACGAGGTAACGAGAAAGATTCTTGCTCGTGCACTAGAAGTCAACGAACAAGAGCTCACGGATTTACCCTTATCGGAACTTACCTCTACGATACCAGTTAAACCAATATATAAAGTAGGTTATGTTCAAGCCGGAAAATTCAACGAAGCCTGCCAACTACCGGAAAGCGAGTGGGAAAGTGTTCCCTACCCCATCAATGAAAATTATAAAAACGCCCGAATATTCGCTCTTGGGGTTCGTGGCGACTCGATGAATTTGACATTTCCTCCGGAAAAAACAACCCTTATATGCTGCCCTTTGGAAGATTGGATAGAAATTAACCCGGAAACATCGCTTGAAGGAAAATATATCATTGCATATCGACGAGCACCAGACGGCACTTGTGAAGCAACAGTAAAAAAATATACAAGAATTGATGAAACGACAGTTATTCTGGTTGCAGAATCGTCAAACCCGGACATTAAACCAATCGTTCTCCATCCAGACAGCAACGAATATGAAATCGCAGCCGTAGTTATCGGGGATTTGAGAATTTACTAAGGAAATAAAAAAAATAAACTAATAAACAAACCAAAAGCGAAAGGTGTCGAATTGGACACCTTTTTATTTTCAAAAAAATTTCCAAACATTTATATTACATAAAATATATTTGATTTTTTACTTTTAATGTATATATAATAATTATTGCAATATTTATATTTATCTATACAATGACAAAAAAGAGGAAAAAAAATGATAAGCGAAGAAAGAAAAGAAGACACTTTAACCATCACCCTCACAAACGGTGATATTGATTTATTCAACCAAGCTATTGAAAAATACAATTTTATAGATGGTCAGGCAATGCTTCGTTTTGCCTTAAGCCTTTTAATCATTGCAGAGGATAAAGAAATTAAAATTAATAAAGGGGGAATGTTGGTCGATATTGCACCCAACAAGGATTTGATAAAAAAATCGGGAAATAAAGAAGATGACCAATAAAAAAGACGATTCTAATCCTCTCAACTATGTTGACATAGATTCGCGTTTGCAAAAATTTGAAACCCCAGATCAATTTGCCGATTTCTTTTGCAAATGTGCAGAAAGCCAGAAAAAAATCAACAATGCTTTGGCGATTGTGATAAAAGAACTGATCAGCAACGATAAATTCGTTAAAGAAGAACTGAAAAAACTGGCACAGGAAATTATTAACGAAGATAAAAGTCATTTCATAATCCGTTGTATAGAAAAAGTGAAATATCTTATAAGCGCCGCTTTTGGTGTTGCCTGCACATTATTTGTTCAATGGTTGCTTAAGATTTTGGAATTAAGCTAAGTTGTCAAAATTTCCTCCAACCGCCTTCGGGCGGTATTTTTTTGCCTTTTCCCAATTTTTCGCCCCTGTTCTGAAATTTTTCTCAAAAAAAAATATCGTTTTTTTTCAAAATGATAACAAATCCATAATTGATATTATAGGAAATTTGCTATTTTTTATATTGACGTTATAGGAAATTTGCTATATTATAATTTCATAAGATAACAAACGAGGTCAAAAAAAATGAAAACAGTCGATGAAATGAAAACCGAGCTTTTTGAAAAAGTAACCGCCGATTTCGAAAACGAAAGCGATTACTGCGAAGCGACCGCTCAAGTCTTCCACGCCTGCGACGTTGTCGACGCTATGCCGGTTTGGGAAGTTGCCGATATTCTCGGTCTTGATTTTGAAGATGAGGAAGAAGAACGGCTGGCGGCGCGGGCAAAAGATGAATTTTTAATCGGCTGCGACAAGTGGCTGGCTGCTTAAGGAGAGGAAACAATGGGAATTTTTGAAGACATGGACAAGGCAATTGCGGAATTCTTTGCCGCTGCGGATGATTTCATCAAAACAGAAAAAGACAAGGAGGACGAACAATGAGAATGCTGTTAACCGACACGCAAATGGACAGGCTGGAAGCCCGCTTCGGGGCAAACTACCAAGCCCCTGCCCGCAAGCTTAACGCCGGCGATATTACTATCGCTTTTGCTCTCGGACTAAGTCTTGCTGCTATGTTAATTTTATAAATTAATTTAAGAAAAGGAAACAAAGATGTCATTACTTACACAACCATCAGAATTGAAACATAACCAACCGATAAGCTGTCTGATCTACGGACAGCCGGGCACCGGAAAAACAACGCTCGCCCTGTCTGCCGACAAGCCGGTTCTGATTGACCTTGACCGTGGGCTTTACCGCGTGGAAAAACGCTTCCAATGCCCTTCTCTACAGGTTGAGAATTACCAACAGATTTTAGACTTAATCAATTCGGATGAACTGCGTCCTTTTAACACAATCGTCATCGATACCCTCGGCAAGCTGGTTGACAGAATGGGTGATTTCGTTGCCCGCCAAAACCCGAAGTTCAAGCAAGGGGACGGAACCTTGTCAATGAAAGCATGGGGTGCGATTAAAATTCAATTTGCGGCTTTGGTTAAACAGATTTTTAATTCCAACAAATCGGTTATCTTCGTTGCCCACGAAAAAGAAGACAAAGACGGAGATGTCCGTTTTGTTCGTCCGGATGTTTCCGGTTCTTCCGGCAAGGATATTGTTAAAGAACTGGATTTGATGGGTTACATGGAAATGAAAGGCAATAAACGCACCGTTTCTTTTACGCCTAACGAAAAATATTACGCCAAAAACGCTCTTAATCTCCCGCCGGTGATTGAAGTCCCGGATACGGCTTCCGGCAATACTTTTTTCCAAGATAAAATTGTCGCTGCCGTCGCCGAAAAACGCCGGCAGGAAGCAGAACTTTTGGCAGATTATGAAAGCTTGAAAAATGTCATTGAAACAAAAGTCGGAGAGATAAAAGACATTACCGGCTTAAACGAAGTTTACGGAGAAATCCGCGGCCTTCAGGTTATCTGGGACAGTCAGATTTTTGCAAACAAACTGCTAAAAGAAAAAGCCGTTGAATTGAAAGCAAAATACAGTAAAGAAACCGGAAAATTCGAGGTCGCCGATGAATAAAAAATATCTGATAACTGCCAGTTTGTATGGTGCGTATTCTTATTATATGCACACCGATTTTGAAGAGTACGGCGACAAGGCAGAAGAAATTGAAGAAAAAGCCCGGCAGGACTGGCTGGACTGTCTGAATAAGGTCAAAAAACCGGCAAATGAAATTCTGCAACGGGGCATTAACTTTGAAACGGCTGTTTTTGAGTTGACGCAGGGAATTGAGCGGATTGAGGGCATAAATGCGGAAACTACAGCTCACGGCGTGACTAAGCTTCCGGCCTCAAACTTACTTGATGACGCTGAATATGCAACCGCTCAGGAAATTGCTGAAAAGGTAAAAGGCGGCCTGTGGCAGGAAACGGTTTGTAAAACAATCGGCAATTATGTTTTTTACGGTAAAGCCGACATTATTCGAGGAAACACAATTTTCGACATTAAACGCGTCAGCAAATACGACTTGGGAAAATATCTGAAATCAATCCAGCATCTTCTTTACATGGAGTGCAGCGGGATTGACAATTTCAAATATGTTATTTCGGACGGTGCGTATGTTTATGTTGAAGACTATCACCGTGATGCAAATACCCGGCAAAATCTTCTTGCCCGCACCGAACAGATGGTTTCCTTTATTCGCGGAAACGAAGAGTTTAACGCCGCTTTTGAAAAGAACTGGCATAGCAAATATTGAGGTGGGTATGTTTTTTCATAAAGCGGCAAACATTGACGGGATTCTTAAGTTTATACGACCGAAATTAGAGGTAACTCTCAATTCGAGCAAATACGGGATTGATGTCGAAATAAAAAAACATTCCCGCACCCGGTCAACCGAGCAAAACAAATATTTGTGGGCGATTTACAAGCACATTGTCGATTTTTGGGAAAAAACCGGTTTCATTGTCGACAATCTGCCGCTTCGGTTCATTACGTCCGATTTTTTGCATGAGTATTTCAAAAATCGTTTTGACCTCAGAACCACAACTAAAATGACGACGGCAGAATTTATGAATTACACCGACGGCATTCAAAACCTGATGGTCGAGCAAAGCAAGGGCGAGTATGACCCGATCTACCCGGACGGAAACTATCAGGAATTTTAACTAAAGGAGAAAAAAGACAATGAACGAAGAAAACAAAAACAAACTTTTTATCAGCAACCGCGACCGGGGCTTGTCGGTGGCTATTTTCAAAAAGCAAGAGGTTAACATTAAAGACGGACAGTTGCACACCACGTATTCGGCTAATATCCAGCGTTCCTGGCAAAAGCCGGAAGACAAAGGGACAGACAACTGGCAGCGCCAAAGCGTGAGCCTTTTCCCAGACGAGCTTTTGAAAGTGGCCGCACTTTGCGTCCGCACTTATAATGAACTGTCTTTGGGCTTACAGAAAGAAAGAGAAGAAAGACGGGAACGACCGGCGGCAAACTATCCGTCGCAGTCTTATGACGCCCCGGAACCGCCGGCATATTTTGACGACGTACCGATGGATTTTTGAGGGGTCTCCCGAGAACCGCCTGGGCATGCGGCTAAAAGGCCTGACATTATGGAGGGTGGCGGAATAGGTAGACGCACGAAGTAGAAGTAGGTTCGTCTGGAGAGTTTCTGCGAAAGGACGAGCCCTAAGGGTGCGAGACCCGGGGCGCTAGGTGCTAAAGACGAATGCAAGGTGCAAATCCTTGCCCCTCCCAATTTGAAAGGAAAAAACTATGTTCAGAATTAATGGATTAAACAAAAACTTACTTTCCATTGCTTGGAACGGCATCAGCTTTTCACCAGAAAAACGGGCGGAAGCTTTTAATGAAGATTTCGAGAAAACTCTTTCCCATTTTGCAGAAAGGGTTAATCAACAAAACATTACCGAAGAACAAAAACAAGAATGCTTCGACTACTGGTCAAACCGCCTTCATCGGGAAGCTGAAAAATATCTGGCCGCGAACAGCAGTTGCATCTCCACAATGATTGTCGGACCGGCAAAATTTCCGGTTGCCCGTGCGGAAAAACGTCAGCGTTCAGCAGAAAAAGCCCTTAATTCCTACTGTTACACGCAAAACAAGCTTAAGGATGACAACATTTTCAATCGTTATTTGACGGCAGAACAAAAGCAAAACCGTATTGACGAGGCGAAATGGAGAGAATTTGAACATACCATCGGTCAGTTTTTACGCTTTCACAACAAAGAAAATCTGCCGGCCGGCGAATGGGCGTTCAACGCCTTTCCCCACCTGAAAGGAATGTTTGAAACCCAAGCCAAAAACGAAAATTTTGCAATATGCGAAAAGGTTTTGGCAGAACTGTCAGCCCGTGCAATTACATTTCCGGGGATCGACAGAAACATAAAAATTCTGTCTGCATTACTCTTAAAATACCGCGAAAAAAGCGAAAACAGAAAAACACTGGAAACATCGGAACAGGAAATCAACGGCGTTCGTGTTGTAAAAAATACCGATGAAAACCGTTTGCAACTGTTTTTTGACGGCAAACCGGACGCCGAAATGATTACCAAGCTAAAAGGTGCTGCCTTTCGTTGGTCACCCAGAAACAAAGCTTGGCAGCGTGTTTTAACAGACAACGCCGTTGCTGCCGCAAACCGAATTTTAGCACAATAACCCATTCCGGGGCGGCCACCCCGCCCCGACAGAAAGGAAACAAACAAATGACAAAAACCGAAACCAATCAAATCAAAGAGCTTTTTGACAACGCCGTCGCTGTTGCTTTTGAAAATACGGATATTCAAAGAACCATCTACGATACCATTCAAAAGACGATAACAACAGCCGTCGCCAATGCCGTGGACTGCTACGAGATCCGCCGCGCCGTCGAACAAAAGATAAAAGACACTGTTAACATTCAGAATCTTGATTTTGGCAATTACGGCAAATTCGTTGAAAACGTATTCAAAAAGGCCGTCAAAGACTTCGAGCTGGAGCAGCTCGACCAGCGTTTAACCAAAATTGCCCGGGAAATTTTGGGCGCCCCGGACAAGAAAGAATATGATTTGTGGGAAGACATATTGCGCCCGATGATAGCTGAGGCAGCAAACGAAGAAGAAGACGATATTGAAGAATACGACTACAGCGCATACGCTTCTTATAGACGTAGTCATACCGATTTTGGCGGAGAATGGATCTATATCACAATCAAAGAAAACAAATACAGCTCTTACGAGAAAGGCAAAATTACGATCTATCACGATCAGGAAAAAGACAAATGGGAGCTTATAAGTTGCACCTGTCCCTGCGGTTTCGAGATTTCAGACACTTATGACACTCTGACCTTCAAAAAATCCTTCAACGAAGTGCAAAAAAGAATAATCGATCTTGTCATGAAAGGTTGCACCCTCACCGACGTTGACACCGCACTTTCTTATTTGTCGGAGGAGTAACGTCTATGACAAAAACCCCCGAAGAACTGACTAAGGAGTGGAAAGCGGGAGAGCTGGAGGACGGATTGTATTATATCCTTCTTGAAAATGGAAAAACGCCCATATCCGAACTTGAGACTTGGTATAGAACAAACATTGAGGAATCAAAAGAATATTACGAAACAGAGCAAGCTTTTTATGGATACTCGGATAATATGATTAGTGAAGTCCTCGCTCCCATCCCCACCTATGACGAATACAAGGCTATGCAGGACCATATTTTATATCTCGAAAAATGTATTTCGATTTACGAACAAAAAGAGAAGCAGCATACAAACGACAGTATAGAATACAATAAACTCGAAAAAGAAAACAACAATCTCCGCGCATTGCTGAGAGAGTGTTATAAAAAAGCAGATGAAGCATTACAAGAAATTCAAAAAGATTGCGAGGCGGACGAATGGACAATTTATCACTATAAAAATGTTCAAGAATTTTACAACCTCTTAACCCGTATCAACTCCGCCCTCGGTGAAAGTGAGGCCTGATGTATGTATTAATCCATTCTATGGTTTACGCAATTATTTTTTTCGGAATAGCTATTTCTATCTGGAAGGAAGGTTCGTGGGATAAAAAAGCTTTCTTGTATGATCCTACTGCAAGATTCTTAATGCCGATATGCTTTGTGATGGGGGCATTTTGTTTGTGCGGCATGTATGTCGGCTATGATTGCGTGAGAAATGCTTGCGACATACACAAAGCAGAAACTAAAAGAGAAAGTTTAACAATAATGAGGGGCAATAATGAATAAATACGAGCTGCCCTATTCTGCCGAGATCCGGGCCAAACATTGCGAGCCAAACGACGATATAGACTTCGGCGAACGATATTGCGAAATTTGCGGTTGCGTTTTGAACTTTGATGAAGAAGACATTTGCAACGATTGCCAGTTTGAGAGCTGCCGCCCGCTCACAGGTGAGGAAATCAAAATTTTGGAAGGACAAGAAAGATGAAACTTGTTGAAATTAAAGATGTCCGTGTCGGACAAATTTGGGACAATGGGAACAATTTTTTAATAATAACCGGATTTTCAGAATATGAACCGGAGATGGTACATTCTGTCACCTACGTTCCCGAGAACAAACCAATAACTTTGAAAAACGGAAAAAAAGTAACTGGCTTAATGTATTCCAGCACATCTAAAAATTCGCTGGAAGGATCCAAGTTAATCGGCAAGCTAGGCATCACCCACCGCATTGAGGACGGTAAACTGGTCGAAATTCCCCATGCGACAGAATTTGAGGTCGACGATATTGTTCGTCACGAAAACGGAAAAACAGGTGTGATTGTTAAAATAAACAATGTTGGTTTTGCCATAGGATATGAATATTCAATAAATTGTGGCAGCGAGGGTTTTAACGATACTTTTGAATATTTAACCAAAATCGGCATCCTCGGCGTCACCCATGAATTTGTAAACGACCGGGAGGCTTGAAATGAGAGGTCGATCCTTAAAATGTTATAAATGCGGAAAACATCCTAAAACTTCATATAAAACCGCTATCAATCTTCAAACCGGCAAAATCATACAAGTTTGCTATATGTTTTGTGAGGACTTTGAAACAAACGGAACAGGGGTAACCAAAGATGAAGCCCAAAGGAATGCTGTTGTTAATTGGAATAAGATGATGAAGGAGATTACAGCATGAAACCTATTTTAGATGCCTGCTGTGGTGCAAGAATGTTTTATTTTAACAAAAACAATCCAAATGTTTTTTTTATGGACAACCGGGAAGTATCAACTTTCTTGTGCGATGGACGAAAGTTTGAAATTAAGCCGGATATAATAGGCGATTTTAAAAATATAAATTTTCCAGACGAAAGTTTCTATCTTGTTATTTTCGACCCACCGCATCTTATCAAGCTTGGAGAAAACAGTTGGCTGTCCATAAAATACGGAAAGTTACCTAAATATTGGCAAAGTGAATTAAAACAAGGTTTTAATGAATGTTGGCGCATTCTTAAAAAAGGCGGAACACTTTTGTTTAAATGGAATGAAACAGATGTACCAGTTAAAACGGTAATTGATTTATTCGAGGTTGAACCACTCCTTTTTAATAAAAGGGATAAAACACATTGGATTGTTTATTTTAAGGAGATTACGGGATGATAAATGAACTTATTGTTGGCCATACTTATACTCTTAAATCTGGGCATAAAATGAAAGTTTTAAGATATATACCACCTCGAGATGAAAACCCGTATGACCGCCCTGCTTATGAGGTAGAGGCTGGCGCTAAAACTTGGGTTTGTAGTGAAAAAATGTTGAAAAAATTAGAATATAAGGAGCAAGGCTAATGTCATATTTAGAAGAACTGCTGCCCGAGTTCAGAAAAGGGGCTAAGATTAGAAAAAAGAAATGGGGTAAAAGCGATTATCTTTATTGTAAGGATGGGATTGTCTACGATCGAAGCAATCAAACTGTTTATAATCTTTGTACTGAAAGTCTTTCGTATGACGGTTGGGAATTTTATAAAGATCCCGAACCAGACTGGCAATACATCATCGACAACAAATGCCTTTGCTGGTTTTGGGATGAATGCGAAGAAGATAAAATCATAGGCTTTCTTCATAATATTGAGGAAAGATTAGAGCACAAATTTAATGCTGTTTTTAAAAACTGCTGCCCCGTTCAGAAAGATGAGGTAACTTTTTACGAGGACAAAAAATGATCATCCATTGTTTTAATATTTTCAATATTTGCCGGGCCATCTGCAATGATGAGAGCTTGTCTGAGAGAAACGCAATGTATCTTATCGCCGGAATTGCCGAAATGGGAATATTTGATTTTATAATCTATAATCTTATGAGGTGAACCATGGTAAACAGAAATCTTGACGGTTGCTACTTCCGTATCAGACGCGGGGAGAAATACGAAGACCTGTGCTTTACAGACCTCACTCGCGACGAACAGGAAACGGTTTTGAAAGACAGATCCCCGGAGTTCATTGTCGGGCTTACCCTGCATCTTGCGGAAACCATCCGCAAAATCGGAGATGAATTTGATTTGAGAGGTGAAAATTATGACAATTGAAATTTTAACCATAGACGAGGCTCTCGAACAGATTAAAAAAAAGTTTTTAGGCTTCAAAAACCCCAAAAGAGTTTTCAAAAATCAACTCAAAAAAATTGGGATTAAACCTGTAGATAACACAATAACCGTAAATCAATTCATGGAGTATATCACAAAATGCTATCGATTAGAAAAAGAGGAAAAATATACTATGTCCGAGGAACGGTTAAAGTTGGCAATAAATCGAGGCAAGTCCTCGAACACTCTAGCGGATGTTATAATGAACAAAAAGCTAAAGAATACGCAAGTAGCTTAGAAGAAAGAATAAGAAATGAGCTTTTGTACGGCAAGCAAATAAACAACAAACAAATAACTTTTGGAGATATAGCAAAAGATTATATCACCAACAAAGGAAATATAAGCAACAACGAACTGGGTAGAATAAAACAACTTTTAGCACTCGAAAATATAACAATAGATGAATTACAAGAGGCTTGGAAAAATATTATACTACCGGAACGACGAGCCCAAAATAATAAACCATCAACTATTGACAGGCTGAGAACAACATTTTTGGCAATATTGAATTATGGAAAAAATGAATACCACTATTCAGTACCGGAAATAAAAAAGCCAAAATACAATAATGAAAGAGTTCGCTTTCTGAATACCATCGAGGAAAGAGAAAGGTTGTTATTGGCTTATCCTTTTCATGTAAGGCTTATAGCTATAATGCTCTGTTTTAATGGATGCAGAACTCAAGAAGCATTACAATTGCTTTGGTCGGATGTAGATCTGGACCGAAAAACGATAAGATACCGAAAAACAAAAAACGGCGAAGACCGAACGGTACCTATGCACAATAGGACTTATAAAGCCTTACTTCTCGCCAAAAAACGCCAAACAGACCATAATTGCTATAATCCAGAAGGGCATGTATTTCTGAATATAAGATTTAAGCCTTATAAAGACACAAGAAAATTAGGCGGAAATCCACTAAGCAAAACTCATAACACCGCCTGTAAAATAGCCGGAATTGTGGATTTTACAGTCCACGACTGGAGGCATCACTGGGCTTCATGGTGCATTATGAACGGAATGGGAGAGGAAACTTTAAGAAGGCTTGGCGGATGGAAAAAATCTGACATGATAAAAAGATATGTAGCATTAAAAGTCGACTACATGGCTGATGAGCTAAATAAGATTAAATAAGCAAATTTTGGGCAACCGTTAAAACAAATACAAAAAAACAATACAAAAACAACAAAGTAACAACACGGTTGCCCGCCTTGGTAAGGGTGGGGTCGCAAGTCCGATTCTTGCTAGCGGCACCATTTATTGAAATGCACCTATCAAGGAGATCGGAAGAGCGTCGTGTAGGGAAAGAGTGTAGATCTCGG